AATCATTTTTTCCGCTTATTTTGTATGTGATTTGACTCATATTGACCTCTATTTTTTAATTGAGTTTTCTGCTTCTGTTTTAAGCTTCTCTATCCACAAATCTTGTAAATACATCATTAGTTGCATTGTTTTGAATGGTTGTTCATGAGGACTATTACTAGTTGGCATGTGCAGAAAGTTTCCATGCCTTCTATCTATAATTGATAGGAATAACTGGAAGTGATAATTCCATTTTTTATAAAGTGGGGAGATAACATCATCTGTTACATCTCCCCCATAGAACAATTGATTTGCTACTTGTCTAACTTCCCACTTTTCTTTTGCTCTAAAGGGAGAGCATTCATCCAAATATTTATTATTTTTGTAAATGTAGTTCCAGAATCTAGTAACAATGCAGACACTTTTTCATTCTTTGCTGGTTGTCCAGCATCGGTAAAAGAATGTTCTACAAGGCATTTTGGAAATAACTTTTGAAGGATTACTATGTTCTCTTTACCATCTTCATTAAACTCTCTTAATTCAAAACTAGTTGGTTCCCTTAATACTATGTAATCTCCATCTTCTAATTCAATCTTGGTTGTAAATATATACTTTGCTTTTGCTTCATTAATATCCATTACTTTGTTCCTTTATACATATTGAGTTTGCAAACCATTAACTAAATCTATTGTAATTAGTTGATCTATTCCCTCTTCTATTGCTTTTAAGCTTATTGATTGTTTTAGTGTATCTGCTCCACCAGCATTTGCAGGTGATGCGTCAGTTATTTGAGAATGTGGAATACTGATTTTCATTGAATATGGGAATCCAGCCTCTATTTCTTCATCTGAAACAAAGTTGATCTCCACTGCAACATCATCATCTGTTTTGAAGTAAGATGATCTAATTGCATCTGATTCACTTGAATAAACAACTTCTAAATCAACCTTAATATCTCTTGCTCCTACTTGTGGTTCCTTAAAATAAAGTCCAGTTGAAGTTGTTTGGAGTGAAGAATCGAGATTGTTGTTATAATCAAACTTAATTGAAGTCACATCTGCAACAGTAACACCACCTATTTTTACTGATGCATTTGAGAATCTAAAAGGCTTCAATGGTGAAACTGTTAAACCTGTTTGTACTGTTCCAGTTGTTTCATCTTTGCCAATTAGATTTAGATCAAGTTTTAGATAATCTCCAGGTTGTGCTGAAAATGCGAGTGTATTGACTTTTAATCCAATATAAGCATAAGCCGCTACAATTCTATCAATAACAACAGATAGTGAAGGTGTAGGTTCACTTGCTCCAGCAGCAGTAAATGAATGCTTATAAGCACCAGTGCTACCAACTACTAATGTTGGTGATGCTTCAATTCCCAATGCTGATCCTATCCAATATCCTGCTTCATCAGGTCTAACATTTGTTGATAATGATCCTTCTGATTTAACAGACATTGTATAAACTCTACCAGTTGATTTGCCACCAGTAAGAAGTCCTTCATCTTTTTTCTCTGGTGTCCATTTAAATCCTTCACTGGCAATTCTAACTTGCTTAACCATTGTTGGTGCAACACCATAGGTTGATTCAATTGCAAGTTGTGCTATTACGTTATTTCCATTTGCCATAAAATATCTCCTTTTAAATAATTAGTCCCCTTTACTTTTCACATAGTATTTTTAATCTGAGGTATATTGCCTTCCCGTTTTGTTGCCCTTCTATTCCATCATAGTACCTAATAGTTTCGATCATTGAATAATCAACAGTTCTACCAAGTGAAGGGTTTTCTTTAATCATTTGATAGAAAGATTCTAAGTATGATTTTGATAATGCTTTCAGACTTGATTCTTTATCTCCCTTGAATGTAACAAACACATCCAAAGAATGATTAAGTAGTTTTGATTCATTCGATAGTTCTTCAAAGTTGAACTCAGAATCTGGTGTTAAGTAAAGAACAATATTATCCTTGTACTTATCTGTATCAAAATAATCATCAACATACTTACTTGGCTTGGCGATATCTCCTAAGTATGTTGGTAATGTTGTTTGTATAAAGGCTAGAATATCATTTATATAATTAATAAAATCCATCAAACTTACTCCTTAAACAATTCGTCCAATGCACTTTGAAGTGTTTCATCCATCAGCTTTTCTGCTTTGTTGCTAGTGAAATATTGATCAATGACAGGCCAAAGAAACTGCCTTTGTGGAACTTCTATTTGTTTAGCTCTTTTCCATTCACCATTTATTTGAAATGCTAAATACTTTCCATTCTTTGGAAGTATTGTCATTCCCTTTTCATGCACGCTTGAATAAGCTGTATTAGATGCTATTGTTGCAGTGAAATCAGCCTTTGTTTTATATTTCAAACTCTTCAATAACAATCCTTCTCTTTTTTTTAGTAATCCACCTTTTAGGTTTTTGTCCTTAACATCTTTCTTAATTGCTTGCGAAACTCTTGCCATCATTCTTCTTGCTATCTTATTCATATCCTTCTTAGCAAGATCCAAGTCTTTGAAGAATCTATCTGAATCAATATCGATTTTATACTTACTAAACATCAAACTGCCTTATACCTAGAAATGGGTAACAAGTACTCATCGTATCTAGTAGTCTTAATAAATGTTCTTGATCCTGATTCACTAAACTGTTTTGATGTAATACCAATATTGCCATCGGATTCTGTTTGCATGAGTGCTGCAATTCTTAGAATTGTTAGTTTGATTATGCCAGGAATACTAGTAAAATCTGTTAGTGCTTTACCTAAATAATCTTCTACAACATTCTCTGCTGCTTCAATGTATATGAGTTGCATTGTTGTATCTTCTTGTACTATTCCTGAATATAGCTGTAACTGTTGTACTGTTATTACCATTTTTAATACCTCATACTATTAGTCCATAAAAAAGGGAGGCAATTGCCTCCCTTTAATAAAATAATCTAGTAGATCAATTAAACAGTCTTCAAAACAGCAAAGCTTGAAGGAACAATAACCTTACCATCAAAGTACATAGTGCCTTGAATTGGTGTATTTAGTGATCCGGCAGTCTTTGAAAGTGTTTCCAATTCAACATTAGATGCAGTTGCAACACCATAATCAGCAAAGTTACCAACTACTGCAACTTTAGATCCAGCAGTCAAGGTTGTTGGTGCAAAATCAGATTCAATAACTCTAACTCCATTGAAAGTAAAGTAGTCAGCCTTGTTATTGATGTAAGACCACTTTGTATCTTCAGCCATAATGCTTGCCCAGAAAATAGGATTGATTGCAATTGCAAGTTGGCTTCTTGCGAACTTACCAGTTAACTTAGCAACAACATTCAATAGGTCCTTTAACTTAGGAGCACCAGCAGCAGCACAATCCTGTGAAGTAGTGATTCCAGTATCTGCAAATACACCCAACATTTCACCACTACCAGTTCCAATTAGTACTTCCTTTGCCATCTGAACAGAGAATCCCTTACCAAATAACTGTGTTAACTTTGACTCAAGAGCACTTGGTGCAAACTTGAGGAAGTAATCAGAAAGACTAACATATCCAAGATATGGTGCAGGAGTAACGGAAACAGGTGCAAATGCAGCAGTTGAAGCAGTAGAACCAGTACCATCTTCTGCTACTCTCTTAATGTTATTAACAGATGGGGAAAATAATGAGAACTTAGTATTAGGAAGTGCTCCAGTTTCAATAGTAATTGCACTCAATATTTCACTTGAACTTGATGCAACCTCAAATATCTTGCTGGAGAATCCTGAATCTCCATTAGAACCAAGTGCAATTGCTCTTTTCTCTAATAGTGCCTTTTGAATATCAGTGCCTTCAGTTGATCTTGTTTCAATTGAAGGTGCATTGGCAAGCGCCTCTTGCTTCTCTACTTCTGCTTTCTTTGCTCTTAATTCGACAAATGCTTTTCTTGCTTCATCAGAAGGAACAGAACCTTCCTTTACTTTTTCTTGAAGTGATCTAAACTCTAGATCAATATCCATTTTTTCTTGCTCAAACTTAGTCATATAATTCTCCTTTTATTTATTTATTTCAGCTTCTATCTCCATTTCCAAAAGTAGTGCTTGAAGTGAATCTTTATCCGAAGTTGTTTCTTCAACAGGCTTAGGTTCTTCGACTTTTTGTTCTTCTTTTGGTAACAATGAATCTATTTTGCTTTTTATTTTTTGTAATAGTTCTTTATCCTCAATAGTAATCTTATCTACATCTAATTCATCTACATCTTCTTGCAAACTTCTTAATAGTGTCTTTGCATTTGCAGCAGGATATGCAGGGTCTTCACTTACCAAGAAGGAAACTTCTTCCAACTTAACTTCATTCAAATATCTTGTTCTTGTTTCTTTCTCATCAGTTGATTTAACATTATAGAATCCAAAGGACATTGCATTTCCAATTCCCCTACTCATTAGCTCATATGCATCCAGCGCATAGGTTGTGTTTGGAACTTCAACAGTACAAACCAGCCCATCACTTCTACTTTCCAATGAAAGCGTTCCTGATTTTACATCACCAAGTATTTTACTCTTCTGATGATCTAATAGTGCCCTTACATTCTTTTTGTCTTTAATAGTTTTATTGAATGCTGTTGGTGTTACTACTTCAGTAAACCCACCTAAATCAAGTGATCTTGAGTTATAAGGTATAATACCTGTTAGATATTTCTTTCCTTCTTTTTCTTCTGCTTGAAGTGTAACACTTCTCAATACAAAGTTTTTCATATAACAATTAGTCCTTATTTTTTATCATCTCCAATTCCAACGGAATCTATTTTACTTACTTTTTCTTTTGCACTTGCCATATATGCATTTAGATTTTCACTAGTTAATGGCAAGAAGTTTCCACCGCTTATTATGTTTTGGTCGCCTGCTTCAATTGGTTTTAGATTTTCTCTTGCCCTAACTTCATTGATTGTTAGAATGCCTGATGCAAGTTGCTTACTATAGGTGTCGATTCTTGTTTGAAGTGATGTTCTTAACATGGAGTTATAATTGAACTCAAAATACAGATTACTTCTTTCTTTGAATGGTAATAGTTTATTGAATGATTCTTCAAATGTAGTTGTAATAGGTTTAATAGCAGTATCTAAAAATACCTGGTATAATCCTTCTATATCTCCATATTTATTTTCACCTTTCAAAAATGAAAGTGGAACACCAAATAGTTTAGATATTTCTCTTTCTTGGAACTCTCTATTTTCCAATAATTGTGTTGCTCTATTGTCGGATAAACCTGAATCTATTGCTGTTAAATCTACTTTGTTAGATTTAACAATTGGCTTTCCTGCATTCTCCGATCCTGTATAGTTTGCTACATATTTCTCTCTTAATGCTTCTACTTGT